TTAGACGATGGAAAACTCACATTAGCAGAGATTAATGATGCGTTTAAAACGGTAGACAAAAAGGCTAATTAGTCATTATTGACCCTAGTTGACAGCCCTCTCTGGACAATGGTATACTTAAGTATCACCTATCTAGAGAGGGCCTTGTCATGACCTGTATTGTTGCTTTACGCCACGAAGATAAAGTTTACATGGCTGGAGATCGTGGAGCATCAGACGATGGGGTTATTCTTTCTCTTGAATCGCCAAAGGTTTGGAAGGTTGGTCCATATCTAATTGGTTATGCTGGCTCAATGGACGGTGATAGGATTAGACATAACTTCAAGCCATCAGCACCAAACATTAAAGATACAGACAAGTTTATGCATACAAAGTTTATTAAAGAACTTCGTGATTTTTATAATGAGTTTTGGATTGATACATCTAAAGACGGAGACCTTAGTTTAATTATTGGTATTCGTGGTGAAATTTATGAGCACAGTTCTGGAGACATGTCGCTATCTAAATACTCAGTACCATACATTTCCATAGGGTCTGGATCAGAGTATGCCTATGGCGTGTTGTATGCAACAGATAAACAAAAGAACGCAAGGAATAGAGTTATTCAAGCCGTGAACGCTGCAATTAAATTTAATCCATCATGTACTGGTCCAGTTGACATCATTAGTGCTTAGGAGTATACTTAATATATGAACGAAGAATTTGAGGAGATCCTAAAGGACATTCAAAACATTGAGTCAGACTTTGACGAGTTTGAAATCTGGCTTGAAAATGGAATTGAGCGGGGATGGGTAACGGAACCATTCTGCAATACTCATGAGGGAGATCCCTATATGACAGAAGAAGAGCAACAAGAGTGGGAAGAAGGCGGAGACCCATGCCAAGTAGTTTTAAAAATCAAACAATAAACAATAATAAGGAGAAAACAATGAAGAAAACATTACTAGCACTACTATCTATTGCACTTGCATTTACAGCAATGCAACCATCACAGGCACAAGATCAAAAGGTCTTGGCTATTATCGATACAGCCATTGATTCAAAAGCATTTCCACAGGTAATTCATGAAGTATGCTTTAATACTCACACACCAACCTGTCCAAACGGAAGCAAGTTCATGGAAGGCGCAGGTGCAGCAAATCTATCAGTATGGCCAAAGCCAAATGTGTCAGGTGCTTGGCACGGTGATTGGATGGTTAAGGGAGCACTAAAGGCTGATCCTACAGTTAAGATTGTCTTCATTCGATACGTTGAGATCACGGGCTCTGGAACATACCGTAATGATGGACTATCTTTAGTAAATGCAATTGACTGGGTGTCAAAGAATGCAGAAAAATATAGCATTGATGCCTTATCAATTAGCCAATCTAATGTTAATACCCCATCATGGTGCACAGGAAATAAGGTTGCAGTCGATGCAGTTGCATCATTAAACACCAAGAACGTTCCAGTTTTTGCTGCAACAGGAAATAATGCAATAGCAAATGCTGTTGGATTTCCATCATGCGTTAGTGGAGTAATTGGCGTTGGAGCCCTGCAGCCAAATAAGACTGCTTTTGAAAAATCCACAAACGGTCAATCAAGAACAAATCCTGGCATTGATATTGCTACTTTTGGAGCAGTAGAAATTCATATGGGGAATAATCTTAATGCTAAGTTTAATCTTTCTGGGTCTTCGGGAGCAACTGTTGCATCAGCAACAACATACTTAAAAAACAATACATTCAAAACTTTTCAAGAGTATTTCAACGCTCTTCCAAAGATCACAATCAATACAGTAGCATATAGTTCAAACTAATTATAAGTCCTGGGCATGACTAAAACTGCCTACCTTGCCCTATAACTCAGATGGTAGAGTGCCGAACTGTTAATTCGGATGTCCCTGGATCGAGGCCAGGTGGGGCAGCGCAAGACTATTGAAAGGAACACTTATGCAATTTCAACCAACAAGCAGACAAGAAGAGTTTGTTATAGACCTCCTTGATAAAAAGACTGGTGGTTATTATGTAGAACTGGGAGCATTTCATTCAAAGAATGGAAGCAACACATATAGATTAGAGACTGAGTTTGACTGGAAGGGTGTTTCTTTTGAAATTGTTCCAGAACTTCACAAAGAGATTACAGAGAATAGAAAAAATCCTTGCATCCTTGGCGACGCAACAAAGTTTGACTATATAAAATATTTTGAAGAAAACGAATTTCCTAATCAAATAGACTACCTACAGGTTGACATAGACTCTGGATACAAACTTAATGGTAGACCTGATGGGAATCATTACTTATCCTTACATGGATTAATTGCTGTCCCATTAAATAAATACAGATTTACAGTTATTACATTTGAACATGACGCAAATATGTACTGGAGAAATATTGCAATGAGAGACGCTCAAAGAGAGATCCTGGATTCTCTTGGGTATTCGTTGGTAGTAAGAGAGTACCACGAAGACTGGTGGGTAGATCCAAACGTAGTTGATTTAGAAAAATATAGAAAGCACTTTAAGTGGGAGAACCTATAACTAGGTTTTCTTCAACATGATATAATAAGATTGTCATACCTACGAGGAGGAAATAACATGGCAGCAAAAGGTAGTCTAGAGGCAATCATTGAGATTGCAAAGAAAGAAGTGGGCACAATCGAAGGCCCAAAGGATAACGAGACAAAGTACGGTGCATGGATTAAGGTAAACTTCCAACCATGGTGCCAGTCGTTTGTTTCTTGGTGTGCATTTACTGCGGGAGTCAAGTCATTCCCTAAGTCTGCATCAACAGTAGCAGCATCAGATTGGTTTAAGAAAGCAGAGCGTTGGTCAGATGCTCGCAACGATGATCCACAAGCAGGAGACTGGATCTATTTTGATTTCCCAGATGATGGTGTAAATCGTATTTCACATGTTGGTCTTTGCATCAAGAACAATGGTGATGGAACAATTCAAGTTATTGAAGGAAACACTTCAGGAACTGCAAAGGGAGACCAGCGCAATGGCGGTATGTGCGTAGAAAAGACTCGTGCTTATGTAAAGAATAACAAGAAGAAGTTAGTTAACGCTGTTGTTGGTTGGGGCCGTCCAGTTTACGCTGGTGAAGAGAATGCACCACTACTAAATAAGGTAGTAGCATCTGCAGCAACATCAACACCTGCACCAAAGAAGGCTGCAAAGCCTGCTGGAAAGAAGGCATCTGGTGGCGGAGGCAAAGGACATGTGGCTCTGTAATGGAATCTAGAAAAAAGTCATTACTAAAAACAATCAGTTGGCCATTCGTACACTTTACTTTTGTTTCTGGAATAATCTATTTCGTACTCAAGTACTACACTGGAGAAGCAGAGTGGGAGTATGTTGGTCTGTATGGACTTTCATACCTAGCACTAGAAATGACTTTCTTCTATCTTCATGAAAGAATTTGGGCTAAGTTTGGAAAGAAGGTTAAGTAATGCGTATTAAGATTATTAGATTTGTCGTTAAGGCTCTAGGATACGAATGGTCTGGAGATGAATTAAAACTTCCAGTTTGGCAAGTAAAGGCCAAGCAAAAGAAGAAATAATGCCATCATACGAATATGACTGTATGCCTTGTGGAACAAGATATACAAAAATTAGATCTATGTCAGAAGAAGATCCAGGGTACAAATGTGAGACTTGCAATAAGTCTTTAGTTCGTGTATACTCTAATATAGGAGTCACATTCAATGGCTCTGGATTTTATAAAACCGACAATCGGAAGGTATAATATGTTTACAATGATTAAAGATGAAGTAAAGCAAGAGTGGCAATTGTCTCCTCTTGACCGCTGTGATCGCTGCAGCGCAGAGGCCCTTGTAAAGGTCACTGGACTAAGTGGAGAACTATTGTTTTGCGGTCATCACTATAACAAGATTATGGATAACTCTGAAGGATATAAAAAGATGGTTGCATTTGCAATAACCATCCTTGATGAAAGACATAAACTTATTGAGAATAAGTCAAAGGGGCAAGACTACTAATGTATACATACTATGTAAGAAAAGTAGAGAACGTAGTAGATGGAGATACCATTGACGTTCTTATTGATTTAGGGTTTGACATTTTGTTTGCATCCCGTGTGAGATTGGCTGGCATTGATACCCCTGAGTCACGCACCAAGGATCTTAAAGAGAAGGCTCTTGGTCTTGAGTCTAAGGAGTACCTAAAGAAGGCTCTAAAGGACGCTAAGTCTGTTGTTATTAAAACCGAAAAGATGGACTCATCCGAAAAGTATGGTCGCATTTTGGGTTGGATATATATTAACGAAGACACAGTATCATTAAATGACATGATGATTAATGATGGCTATGCTTGGGGATACCTGGGAGATACCAAGGTAAAGGATTTTGACGCTTTAGCAAAGGCCAGAAAGAAGTCTGGAAAGTAAAGTGGGTCTTCAAGAAGAAGCAATGCTGGAGCATTTAATGCTTCAGGGTGCTGTAGAATTCCAGGGTATTGATGATGCAACTGGCGAGATGATGTATAGCATCACAGACAAAATGAAACAGGTAAGCCCAGAAATTTATGAACAATTAAAAGACCAATATGAAAACCATATGTTTCAGTTAATTGATCAAGGGCCAACAAGAATGACTTGGAAGGTCAGAGTGTGAGTTACGAAGACGAAGAAATAGAAAGGCTTATACTTCTTGGGGCACTTGAACCAGCAGGAGTAGATGCTGAAACTGGAGAGTTTTTATATAATTTTACGGACAAACTTGCTGATATAAATCCAGATCTTCATAAGGATATTTCTTTGCATGTGTATGATGAAACTATGTATCTATGGAGTCATGGTTTTATTGATATGGACATAACCTCTTCAAACCCAATAGTAAATTTAGGGCCTAAAGCATTTGATTTGCATGCAGTTAACCTTCTTGAAAAAAATAAAATGTTAATTTTTTATGAAATCAAAAGAGTCCTTTCTGATAAAAAGTGATACAATGATTGTTTGGAGGGCTTATGAATAACATTTTTGGTGCTGCAGGAGTAACCCTAAGTATTCTGTTATTTTTGTTTGCCTACATGATGTATAGCAGGTCAAAAAACAATGAAGAAACTTTTATCATTAGTCAATCGATGATCCTTAACCGATATGTTCAAAACAAACAATATGGTAAAAATCTTAAAATTAAAACGCAATCAAGAAAATACCATGACAAAATGAACATTAAGGTAATTATTGTAGATCAAAATGCTTATTGGGTTAAAGACAACATTTTTTATACAGCCCCGATGATAGGCGAACATATAGACAATGACTTGGTCCAACAAGTTGACACCATAAGCATGGATAAGGTACAATTAGAACAGATGCTTTTTATAATGGATAAACTAAGAGAAGGAATTGACAATGATAGTAGGAGTTCAGGGGACTAGTAGTTTTAATAACTACAACATCTTTTTAAGATCGATGGCGGTTGCGCTTTCTGAACTAGCAGAAAACGATTCTGCATTTCATTTGTATGCTGCTGGCCCTAATAATATTAATATGATGGCTATGGAGTTTTGTAATTTGTCTGAAAAGGGAATGAAGTTGAGAGGAAAGTCTATAAAATTTATAAAGGTTACTCCTCAATGGTTAGAAGAAAACATAAAAGATTTTGATCATATTGCCTTTTTATCTAATCCAAAAGAGCCAGTATCTAAAATTGTTCATGTATCAAAACTTAATAACATAAATACAAACGTGTACACATTCTAAATAATTATTGACAAATCAATGATTTAGTGTTAGAATTGAGTATGCACCAATTGTGCGTAAGCACACAAAGAGAATGGAACATAATGAAAATAATTAATTCTTTAGAGGCTATGGAATCCATAGTAAAGAATCATCGCCAACTATCTTGGGATGGGTGGACAGTAGTAGAAACATTTCCATCAGAGAAAGGCTACTACTCAAAATTTGGTATTTATAAAAATAATAAGTGGCATATTAAAAAAGAATTTATCCCTTCAAGTCAAGGATGGGAACTCCCTGATAAGTATGTGATCTAAATGAATAAGCATAAATGGAAAGACAAAGCGGTATGCTTAGACTATGACACAAATCTGTTCTTTGATAAGTACGAAGAAGATGAACTTCTTAGGCCAGCAATAGATGCTCTTTGTGGGTCTTGTTTAGTAAGAAAAGAATGCTTCTCTGTTGGTATTTCAGGAAAAGAATGGGGAGTTTGGGGTGGAGTTTATTTAGAAAATGGAGAAATATCAAAAGAATTTTCTAGCCATAAAACAAAGTCTGACTGGGGAAATACATGGCAATCCCTAACATTGGAGTAATATGTATACAGACCAAATGAGGAGAGCATTTAGATCTTTGGAGGCCCCAAAAAATTTTTCTTTGCAGATAATAGACAATGACCACTTTCTAACAGTAAAAGCAAAAGAAAAAGAGTTTATGTCTTTAGAAACTGTAGAGTTAAAAAGACAGGCTGTGGAGTACATGATTCGTGTTAAAAAGGCTCTTGAAGACAACGGAGCCATAGTCTTGTTGGTTAGAGAAGGAGGAAAAGAATTATGATCGAGTTGTTCTTAATTTTTGCACTATCCTTGTCTACTTCTTTATTTTTATATCTTTATTTAAAACAAAGAAATGTAAACACTAATATACTTGCCAATACACTTCAACTTTTATTGCATCAAGAGATGAACCACAAAGAAAATAAAACGGATAAAGATAAAGCCAATGAGGACTTTTTAAAATTTGTTTCAGATTCTCGTGATTGGGCATATCAGTACATAGAAGAGGTGCAGGCTGGACTAAAAGATTTTATTGATCAGGTCAGCCCACAACTTGACTACTACGAAAAGTATGGTGCAGCAGTTGAAGGTATGGTTGCTCCACATGACTTTGCAATAAAGAAAATATCTTTAGAGTTTAAGAAGTTAAAAACCTTGTTACCAGAAAATCATGATGAACTTTAAAACATACGAAGACCTTTCTTTTGAGCCACTGGGAGTGTGCAGTGTGATTGGCTGTGATGCCGATGGAGAAAAATTATTTAGTACTGAAACTAAAGTTTTAGATGTCTGTTTAAATCATTATACACAACTACAAAAATCGAGAGAATAGATGAAAGAAATATTACTATCACTGTCCGTAGGGCTTACCCTAGGCTTGATAATCCTATCAATAAGCGCAATATCCCCAGTTAAGATTCCAATCCCTGCTCCCCCAGTTTTTGCTGGAGTTGCTGGTATAATTGGATTATGGCTTGCTCAACCAGTTTGGACAGCCATATCAAAATTCATATCCTAGGAGGAATAAAATGAATGAACAAATCAAGGCAGTATTAGCGTCATATGGAAGATCAGTTCTTGGTGCAGCAACAGCGTTGTATGCATCTGGAGTAACAGATCCACAGACACTCGCATACTCACTACTCGGTGCACTTGTACCAGTGATTTTGAGAGCAGCAAATCCATCAGATACAGCGTTTGGCAGAATGCCATCTGTAGAAGATGTAGATGCAGCAGTTAAGTCTGCTAAGGTGGTAAAGAAGGCCGCTAAGAAGGCTCCTGCAAAGAAGTCATCAGGTGGCGGTAA